TCACATCAGCTTGGTCAAAATAATCACCGATTTTTGTTTTTTGAGCATCAATGTCGGATTGTGTTATAACGTGATTAGCATCACCAAAAATAAAAGATTTTTCTGTTTTTACTTGAGTGTCTGTTTGAGACAAACCAGTTAAAGTATTTAACGCGGCACCTAATTCATCAATATAAGCTTGTTTTTGGCCTTTGTAATCGTCGTATAATTCTGTATAATTTTTTGTGGTATCAAGGTCTAAACTTGGTCCCGGTCTATCATTTTCATACTTTAATTTAATTATAACCTCATCAACAGGTTTAGAATCTGCTTCGTTACCTTGTGTTGTCGTGTTTGTTGGTGTTGTCTCTGTTGGGTACTCAGTGGTTACCTTATATTGTTTGATAGTTTCAGGGTCTTGTCCTTGATTTAATAAACTTTGAATCAGTTTTATATCGTTTGTATCTAATTGAGTAAATCTTCTAATTAATTCGTAGAAATCCAATTCCTTACAACCAGCAAAAAAAGCGTTGATATAATTTTCAGATTCTTCCTCTGACATTCCTTTGAAAAGTTCTCTCACTAATAAATTTAAGATACTCGGGTGGTCAACAACAACCTTAAATGATAATTGCCCACTTCTTGATGTGTCTTGATATGTATATATTGGTTCGGGTCTACCCAAAAAAGTATTGTCTTGCCATCTCGCTTGGTTGTTTTCACTAATCTTTAAATCGTATGGTGGAAACCACATAACCCTACCCCCATTGTTACCTCTTTCACAAAATGGTAAATCATTGTATGTAAATCCTGGTGTATTTGATGTTCTCCATGCTAAGTTTTCAATTGAAAACATATATTTTTTAGCATAAAATCCATCACCCGTTCCGACACCGTTTGGTGTTTCAAATATATTTGTTGAGTTTTTAGACCCAAATGAATTTTTAAAACTATTTTTTGCATCATAGTTTCCGCTTGATATAGGTGCAATATTAATATTATACGGTCTACTATCACCACCCATTACACTATCATCGAACTTTCTAATATTAGCGGTTCTTTTCATTGTATCTGAATAGTTCATATAGGACCTATCTTTAGTCCAAACACGACAATATTCAGCTCCTGTTTCTTGTTTATACTTATCAACAAACTTAATTGCGGAACCTCGTGACAACATACTATCACCCTCTTTAAAGATTCTACTGGTTTGGTCAATAACGTTACCAACATGTGTTCTTGTTGCTTGACCATCTTTAGGCATTGAATCCAATATTTCTTGAGTTTTACCTAAAATTGAATCTTCTCTAAATCCGTATTTTGTTGAAATTGAATTGTTATAATCGTTACTTTCTCTTGATTGGAATTCCTCGTTCCATAATCCAATCTTATTCTTTGAGTTTTTACTAATCCACGTAAGTTTACCACTAATTGGTCCACCTTGGGAAATATTTCTTTGTCTCTCAAATAAAGCGGCTTGTACCGGGTCAAACATTAAACTTAAGAAGTAACTACTTTTAACCATGTTGTCATTAAAATCTGACATAGTATATTTTACGTCTTCCGCTCTATCGTCTCCAATATAAGCAACACCTTTTGGTGCTTCAAGTCCTAAAAAGTTTTTAATTCCACCGGCAACATTGTTTGCAAAATTAAAAAGTTTTGATGATTGTTGTGACCTTGCTGTTGTTGTGTAATTTGGTGCGTATGTTGAATATGATAATTGGTCAAACAAAATTTGTTTCTGACCCTCACCTAAGTATTCAACCATTAAGTCAGATGGTTTTCTACCTAATTTTGGTCTTCTTTGAATACCAACTAAACTACCTAAAACACCTGTTACATCTTGTAATATCGCACCCGCTTCGGTTTTTGGTGTCGGTCTATTTACAATAGGGTTTCTTGGGTTGCTTAAATAATCTCCTGGTATTTCACTAAATGGAAATTCAATACCCGCAACCGTTTGGAGAAAATCTACACCTTTACCTAATAAACTTTTAGCAACAGTAATTTTATAGTTTTTTTCAATTAGAGGTTCTCTTCCTGTAACTATGTTTATCGCTGTTGCGATGTTACCATCCAATGCGTCAAGTATTCTAGCCCTACCTAAAGTTGCTGATTCTAAATTTTGTTGTAGTCTGGCTAATACAGGACCTTGTTTGTTTTCTCTAATATTTTGTGTAGCAAATTTCATTAACCTCGAATCGTCATCGAAGTTTTGACCCGCCATAATACTAACTAAATTAGTTGTTTGGGGTTCAAACGAATTAATATAACCCGCAGATAAAATACCACCATTTAGTTGTGATAAAGTTGGTAAAGACGTGTTTGTGTATTCCTCAATAGTGCTATTTGGTGGAATATATAGGTTAATAAAATTTTGACCAAAGTATACCGACCAATTTGTTTTAACATCACCAGGGTCAACATTAGCAAAATTGTTTAGATTTTGAACAACGTAATTTGTATCAGTAAACGTTTGAGGTCCATTGGGTCTGTTTAGGGTTTTTGAAATTAAAAAATCTCTAAACGCTTTGGTAGTATTAAAATCTAAATATGTTGGCATTTACATTATAAATAGAAACTTTTTAATTTTAATTAAATTGAGGTGGCAAGGTAAAAGATGTGTAATCTAATTGTGAAGGTGTAACCGTTTGACGCATTTCATTTACCACTGATGGACTTTTATACATTTCCCGAACAACCGCATCCAAAACAGGACCATTTGTTTTAAAGTTATGTTCGTGTTTATAATTAACCACTGCGGCCGTTTGATTTGAGTTTTGATTATTGGTATTACCTTTTAATTTATTTTCCAAATCAGATTCACTTACACCCATACTTTTAGCAACCAAAGCTTTAGCGGGTGCAACTGCTTCACTAACCATCTTAGAAAATAACTCTTCGTCCGTTTTTTGTAACCCACCTAAACTTGTTTTTTCTTTTAAATTTTCAGATAACTCTAACCCTTCAATGTATTTGTCAAATTCAGCTAAAGGTTGTCTTATTGTCGCGGCCGCTTGTACCTTAGCAACTGTTAATAATGCACTTATGTCTTTTTGCATATTTTGGGTTGCGGTATATTGGTCTCTTGCAATATCTTCAACAGACATATCTTCAAAAGCTTTTTGGTTCTCTAATAAACCTTTTGCAATTGTTGGACTTAATTCATCTAATGCAACTTTAGTATCCTGCAATCCTAATTCTTTTGCCAAGGATTGAGGGATGTCAATAACCATTCTACCACCCTCCATTTTAGAGATGTTGGTTAAGAACTCTTTTTCTTTTTCGTCAATTTGTAGACCTGATGATAACAACGCGGTTGCTGCTGACGACCTTTCCGCAGCTTTGATTGCGGTTTTAGACATCTCTTCCATACTCATACCCATTTGGTCCGCTAATGCTTTAGATTTTCTAAGATTAGCTCCTGTGATTTCAAACCTACCTAATTCAGTATTATATGTGGCTAATGAACCTGCAACACCTATCATAGCATCTTGTAATCCACCAGCATCGTTGGTCGCCATATACATTAATTTTAATGGGTCATTAAAGTCACCAATAGCGCCTCCTATAGCTTGTAATTCAGCAGATAACGCAATTGCTTGGTCCGGGTCAAAAAGTTTTTCCGCCATTGTTTTAACCTTTTCAATATTCATATTAAATTCAATAGACTTCTGAACCATTCTGGTTAATCCCTCAACACCATTTTTAAATCCAATGGTATTTAATTTGTCCATATTAGCACCAACATCCGCCACTACTTTTCTTGCATTTAAACCAAGAGTTAATGAACTTTTACCCGCTTTGTCAATTTCTTTGATTGCATCTTTTGCACCAATACCTATTTTGTCAAAACTATCTAACGCGGCACCCAATCTATATAAATCACCATAAAATGCTCTTGCTGTTTTTTGAGATTCTTGTAAAACATCTTTACCGAATGTTGTCATCTTACCAGTTTGTTCAACCATTTGTACTGAATAATCTTTCACATCCTCAAAACTAAATCCCATGGCGGTTGCGGCTGGTAATGTTTCAAATATATTGTTTCTAAATTGTCTCGATAATTCACCGGTTAAACCAAGTTCAGAATTAATTTTATTTCTTAATTCCACTTCTTGTTTTTGTATTTTTTCCAATTCTTTACCGAGAAAAGACACCATTTCACTAGTTCCTTTAACACCTAATTGAACCATAAAATCAGGTAGATTTTTTGATTCTCTCGCTATTTTACCTATTGTTTCAGATATGGTGCTAAATTGAAATACAGTATCTTTTTGTAATGATAATGATGAAACAGGATTTGAATACCCTAAGTCCGCAATGTCTTGTGTTTTTAGTAAGTCGGTTGCATAAGACGCTGTTTTACTACCCGCACCTCCTGTGTTCCCTCCGCTTGATGGTTCTTTTTGGTTATAAAATGACCAATAATCATCTACTTTACCCATTAAAGAACTATTATTCTGTACTGATTGCAATTTTAAGAACTCGTTTTTGAATTGAGTATAATTTAAACCTGCTCTTAGTTTGGATACCTCTTCATTAATTGTCATATCTATAAATATTATTTAGGAGCGTTTTCTAATTCAATAATATACTCCACGTAATATCTACGTATGAAAACGGGCATGGTGATAATATCACCATAACTAAAACCTCTTTTGATTAAAAATAAAATTTCATCTAACTGTCCTTTCTTATAAGCCATAGAAAGGGCGAAAAAACTCAACCCCGAACCCAATTTCAACTTGGGTGTCTTCTCCTGACGGGGTTTTTACTGTTTTTGTTAAATCTAATCCTGGTTTATTTTCTTTTACAAATTTTTTGAAATCTTGGGAATCTTTGATTGGTAATCTTTCCACAAAATTGTGAATATTCATCATATCCTTGTTTCCTGCAACAGATTTAATCATCATTTCTAATTGTTTTGTCACGATAGGTGCAACACCTTGACCGTTCCAACTTCTTTTTAAATCATCAAGTTCTTTTTCTTGTTTTGGTGTTAAAAATTTAAATGTAATTTGAACTTTTGATTTTTCCATAAAATATGGGTATTCACCATTCGAATCGCATTCTAAATTAAAATCTTTGAATTTTAATTCACTCATATCAACAGATACTTCAAATTCCTTTTCGGTTTTAGGGTCTGTTAAATAGAATTTATATTCAGGACCGAAAGCGGTGTTTCTTAAAAATATTAATACCGCTTGTCTATCTTCTTCAACAATATCTTCAATTTGAATATCTCTATCCAAAATTTTTCTTTTTAATAATTCATCTATTACACCATTCGAGGCAATAAGATTTTGAGCTGATAATATATTTTCATCGGCGGCTGTTAAATACGCAACCTTGAGTGATTTCTTTTTATTTTGATAGTGTATACCTCTTGAGGGTAGTTCAACAACATCATATGCAATTGTTGGGTCAACTCTAAATTCTTCCATATTTTTTATTTTATAACTAGTATAGTTTACGAAAACTTTTAAAAAAAGTAAAGGTCTCCTTTTGAGAGACCTTTTATTGACAGATTTTTTATTATTTGATTAGTAAACTAAAATACATCTATCCATTCTTAACGAACATGTGATAGATGCAATATCATCTCTTGAATAATCAAGTTCGTTAAAGTTTAAGTCGGTTATGAAAGAACCTTGAAGTATCCATTTTTCAACCACAACCCCCGTTGGGTCTAACATCTCTAATTCAATATCCTTTTTATAACCAGCTGCGTAACCCATACGACCTGTTACTGATTCGGCGTGTAGACGGAACCATTCCATCAACGCTTGTGACGCTGAAGGACCAATTGGGTCTTTGAAGGTTACTCTTATTTCACTCCATTCAAATCTACCAGCAACATATGTTGAGGTGTTTATAAAAGGAATTGCAACTGAATTTATTTTTGCGCTTGGTCTTGCACTTGATGTTACATACCATTCATTTATTCCTAATGATGAAGGAAATCTAAGTATGAATCGGTTAACTCTTTTCGGTTCGTAAGGAACCGGCATTTTCATTAATAAATCTGCCATGTCAATATTTGTTTTTTATTTTTTTTATTTTTAATCTTTCTTATAAATATGTTGTATATGAAAAAACAAAAAAAATCTTCTCAATACTTGATTTTGTGAAAATTATTTCGTATTTTTTCCATACTAGTACTAGATGCTAGTAAATTAAGAACTAGATTAAAGAAACTAGAATAACTAGAAAGAAATAAACTAGATAAAAATAAACTAGAACTAGAACTAGAATACTGGTGCATATACTGGGTAATTTATAATTTTATTTTTTTTATATTTAGTAGTTCCGTAGGTCACACTATATTATAATGTTCCACGTGGAACATAAAATAGGGAGGGTTTCCCCTCCCCTTTTTATTAGATATCATCAAATGATGCTCCTGTTGGTGTAATTATGAACTCAACATCTATGAATTCTAGAGCTCTTGTTGGTTTGATATAAATCTTACCTCTCAAAGTATTAGAGTCAATGTCTTCTGGGTCGTTGGAAACCGTAACACGGAATTCATATAAACCCCTTTCCCTTTTAATTGCATCTAATATTGGGTTAACCAATCTCAAGAATTCATTACGAACTTGTTCGTCATTTTGTTCGAATAACAATCTTACCGCTACTGCCGAAATTAATTTTCTAGCCCTTAACAATAATCTTCTTACGTTAATTCTATCCAACGCCGATTCACGAATTTGAAGGGTTTTGTTACCCCATATAATTGTGCCGGTATCTGCGTATGTTGCTATTGGGTTAATTCTAGCTTTGTATAGGTCATCTCTTTCATCTAAAGTTAATTTCTTAACCGCTTTAATTGAATTTACTAATCCTCTTGAATAACCCGCTACCGCAAACCAAGGGAAAGATACGTTATCGGTTAACGCAATATTTCTTAAAACTTCACCAGTTGGTGGTAGATATATTTGTACGGCGTTGTCTACGTCTCTAACTTGAATCCAAGGCCAATAAACAGCTGAATAATTACTATCAATCGACACACCGTCCAAAGCGTCTATTACTTCATCCGCAGTACTGTAGTTTGGTGGTGAAATTACGTAAAGAGAATCCGCTCTATCGTCTTCAATCATATCAATTGCATATGACGTTAAAGAACTATTGTCATAGAAGTTAATACCCGGTGTTGCAAAAATGTTTATATCAACTGATTCAGGATTTGAGAAGGTGTCAATACCTTGGGCGTAAGCGTAGTAATCAGAGTTTCCCGATACCGTGCTAAACACGCCTCCATTATTGGTATTACCACTTGTGTAAGTGTTTTTACCAAAGATGAATCCATCACCGTAGGTTCTCACATTTCTATAGATATCCCAACCATCAAATCCTCCAGCAGCGGTAAAAGTGAACTTACGATAATTGATGTTTGTCAATACGTTACTAACTCCACCTGTTTGACCCTCTAAATCATACGATGTAGTTAAGAAAGTTGTTCCTGTGATTGTAGACGCGTTTGTTGATAAGTGGAAACCCTTAGTCGTACCAGCCGCTGAAGTTCCTTTGAATTTAAATAAGTCCCTATCGTATGTTACTTTATTGGTTGGACTTGATAAACCAAAGTATGTTTTTCTCACTTTATCACCTGAAGATAAAACCGGTGTTCCATCTGCGAGATAAGATTCGGTATCACCAGCATTAAAGAATGTAGTTTTGTAAATCACAGAACCCAAAGTGTCTGAACCGAAAGTACTGTTATTCGGGAATCCTTTAAATCCGGCGGGATATGCGTCAACGGGGTGATTATCAGACATTAACAGCATAATGTATTTTGAACGTATTTCATATTCACCATCGGATGTACCAACCTTTTTAGCCACATAATTAGGTAAATCTGGATTCATACTACATCTACTAAATTTTTCAAGTACGACAATATTATTGTCTGTATCGTTAAAATCTCTAACAATTAAGTCAAAGTCACCCGTGTCTATATTGATATTAATAATAGAAATTTTTACCTCAAAGTTCGCTGCGTCCCCGTCTGATATTGTAATTACATCAAATAAATCATTGACTTCACCACCTCTTACTTCAGAAACAACAGTTGGTGATATTGGAGTATCATAAGACGTTTTAAAGTCATTACCAACAGTTTCATAAGATTCTGTTAAGCTTAAACCTCTAATATATCCTTCTTCATAAGCTCTTAACAAATAATTTGGATAAGCTTCAAATACATAAATAGGAACGTCACCTTTTAATTTGTCATAAACATCTGTACCAAATACTTTTGTTACATATTTTGATGACGACGCATCCATACTACAAGTAAATGATTTTGCTCCGCTCGTTGAACCTGTAATATTCACTGTAAATTCAGCTAAAGGATTTGTAGTAATTCCTGAACCTGTCACAATGAAATTAGCATTCCCCGTGGACTCTAAGTTTAAAGTTTGTTGGCTGTAAGAGCCTCTTGGTCTGAACGCTAAAACAACCTGATTATTATATGCCGTATTGAGTGTTGCGTTGTAGGTGAACTTAGTCACATCAAATCTACTTGCACCACTGTTGTATACAAATAAGTAAGAATACACTTCAGAACCCGCGGAATTTACTAAAACATTATACCATTCCTTATTGTTATTATTATTTGCGTTATTTAAACCTGTTAGAGGAGAAAGTTCTTCAAGTGATGCGGTTTGACCAGAGGTTTGTGAAGTTGGTACTTCACCCATAACAAACCACTCTCCATGATTAGATGATGTGTTACCACTAAAGTTTGCCACAATATAATCTGTAATATAATTTCCATCTACAGATATTTTATCTGATAGTTCACTATAAATCGTACTTGCCGTGATTGTTGTGGTCTGTGCTGACATTGTTAAACCCGTGGTTGTACCACTAAGCGATTCCAATATAACACCAGCAATTGTCTTAACCCCGTAAGTTTTAACAGGTAAGTAACCCGTTAAACCCAATATTTTTGTTACAAATAATTGGTTTGATTCTTCTAAATAAGATTTTGCAAAATAAGGTAATTCATATTTTGGGTTATTGTTGTTGTCTTTTAAGGGACTTGTTCCTCCAAAATATGACTTGAATTCGTCAAAATTAGTTATTAATAAAGGTTCAAAAGCGGGACCCTTTAAGGTTTCACCCACCAAACCTAATGTGCTGACACCAACACTTTGTGCCACGAATGTTAAGTCTTTTTCGGATGTGTATACACCCGGAGATACAAAAACTCTATTTGAATTTGCCATTTTTAAATTGTTTGGTTAATTAATTTTATTTCTTTATCAATAAATATCTTTGTTTTTAGCAAAGATTCCCTTGATTTTTTTAAAAATGGTACTTATGGATACTAATTTATACTTTAATATCTATATTTATCTTTATCATGAAAAACTCCTCGAAAAATATAAAGGTTAGTGAAAATCATCATAAAATGTTAAAAGAACATTGCGATAAAAATGGATTAAAAATTTACAAGGTTGTTCAAAAATGGATTGATGAGTTTTGTAAAACAGGAAAGGTGAATTATTCACCTAAGAAAAAAGACCTATACGGGGATTAATTGAATATTATTAAGCACCATTTGTTGAAGACGGTGTTGGAGTAACAGATGGTGTAGGAGTAACACTTGGAGTAACAGATGGTGTTATCGATGCACTTACTGATGGGGTAAGAGAACTTGTTGGGGTCACAGATGGCGTTGGGGATGGTGGGGTGACTAAATCAATTTGCAACGTATCATTATCACCGATACTTTGAGTTAAAATATATGTTTCAGTGTTCGGTGCATTACCGGTATATCCACTTATTAGGTGACCATTTTCATAAACACGTAGAACATATCCGGTTCCACCAGTAATCGAGACAAACAAAAAATCACCAGCAACGCTTGAATTAATAAACGCGTTTTGACTTACCCCATATAAAATAGGAAATTCAAAGTTCCACATAGCCGAAAAACTACTACCAAAAGATGATATTACAGAACCATTAGTATTAGTATTTGTAAACAATAAATTTCTGAAAGGCGTGGGTGTTGGTGTTAATGTTGGAGTTGGGGTTGGGGTTAATGATGGAGTTAATGATGGTGTTGGTGTTATTGATGGTGTAATAGAAGGGGTAATTGTTGGTGTAACAGATGGTGTCATGGATGGTGTGGTAGATGGCGTTATCGACGGTGTGACTGAACTAGTTTGAGTTACAGAAGGTGTAATTGATGGTGTTGGTGTTATCGACGAACTTACTGATGGGGTAATAGAACTTGTTGGGGTTACTGACGGAGTTAATGATGGTGTTGGCGTTATCGACGAACTTACTGATGGGGTAATAGAACTTGTTGGGGTTACTGACGGAGTTAATGATGGTGTTGGTGTCGGTGTTGGAGGTATCGTAAAAGTTGATTGGGTGATTACATCGTACCTATATTTTGTTTTTCCAATTGTATCGACTTCAATGGAACCAAAAGTGTTTGTTTGTGTTAAATTACTAAATGTACCATCAATAGTATATTGAGTGGTTCCACTATATTGATTTGATTCAATAAAAATTTTCACTGGTATACTTATAGAACTACCAGTAACCGTCGATAACGTATCTGTAAAAGATATTTCAACGGTTTTATCCACTTTTTTAGTTGATGTTGCAGTGTATTGTGCAATGATTGAACCACTTGAGTAATTTGATGATATAGTTATTATATTTTCAGATTTATCGATTGATGGTATACTTCTTAAATCAGGTTCAATCATCGTTATACTTCTATTTACCGCTGGTGAAACTTCGAACTCCTCATCATCAATTAGAAACCCTAACATTGTAAATCCATAATTTTGAACGTAGAATCTTCTACCATCCAAGGTGTCCATTGGGGTATTATCTTCA